GCAATACCTAGTGCGTTGTCTATGCCCATAACAGCATCAGCAACCACAATAGTACCCAATGCTCCCCAAAACGTATCCTTAGCGTCAACGCTATGCTCACCTGCATCAAACACTAGTTTCCAACCAATCCATATTAGTGCGGCTGCACCAATGGCCCGCAGTCCCGGAATCATTAGCAGGTAAGTTAATGCCGCAACTGATACAAAGCGGATAGCAATAGCACCAAAGGTACCCCAAAAGATTGCCTTCTTGCGTAAATGATCTGGTAATTTGTTAGCTGCCATTCCGATAACAAGAGCGTTATCACCAGCCAATACGATATCTATCAGAATGATAGCTAAAAAAGCCCATAGGGCTTGGAGCGTAAAGATTTCCATTTTCTTCCTTAAAAGTTATGGTCTCACCTCTTTGTTTATATACCGGGCATTGTTTTTGCCGTGTTGACGATATATAAAACCAGCCCTGCTGGTTAGTTACTCCCCAAGCGTATTTAGTAAGTGTTTGATATGATGTAAATTTTTATAGGTCAACACACTATCACTCATCGAATTAATACTGTCTAAGATTTTTTGATTCCACACGTTGCGTAATGGTACAACATCTACTTTGACAAAGAAAAGGCTGGTGTCGTCGTCTACTCTAGCAGTGGTCTGTGTTTCATAGCGAAAATACAAATCATCTATGCCAGCAGGTATAGTGTTTTTATGATTATCAGGATGATTGCTTAAATCTGGATTTGCTGTTATGGTCCAAACATATCTACGAAAACTGGGCTGTTCACACATCACTCTAGTGATTCCTGGACTGGCTCGTACCAGCATGTCTCCATCTGCGACCGGTTTGTGTATATCTCCTAACAGCATACCAACACGTTCAGCAGGTTTAAAACCACTAGGAAAACAAAAACAGATAGCAGCCAATCGTCCTTGATACATCACAGCGATATCTTCTTCCAGTCTTAGTGCTAGATCAACGATGTTATCTGTGTAAACGTTACAGTATTCAGCGGCCATGCTGATAACCTTTTCTACATTCTCGCTTTGAGCCCATAGATCTGTACTGTATCTTTCTAATTCTAGTTTCTTTGATTGTATGATTTTTTGATCAGGAGGCGAAATAAAAACAGGTCCTGAGTTACGAATCATATTAGGACCTGTTGTGTAAGGGGTTTTTACAAAATCAATCTGCATGCCTGGTTATGAAATTTACTCGCATTTTAGCAGGTGCAAAATATTCTCGAACCACATCTTGTGCTAGTTCTAGGTCAAACTGCTTACAGCTGAATATGTCAAAATATGCAGTACCGTCTAGTTCCATAAAATGAGCACAGATATTAGATGTTGTGATCAACTGCATTAAACTATAGCCCTGCTTAGGATCGCCCGGCAGCAGATGTTCAATTATCGGGTCACCGTGTGCCAGCATATCTATACGTGGTACTAGATCTTTGATAAAATTATAGATATTTTCTCGGTCATCTATGCCCGTACAACCACTGCAATCTAACATTAAATGATATCCCCAATACACAGCACTACTCCTTGTAAAAAATAACAAAGTATTTAACTAAGTTAAATACAGGATGAATATAATATTATACACCCTAGTGATGGTACAAATCACTATAGCCTGTGTTACCCTTTATTTGCATCGTGGGCAAACACATCGAGCAGTACAATTCCACCCAGCAGTTAATCATATCATGCGTTTTTGGCTTTGGCTAACAACAGGAATGGTTACTCGTCAATGGGTAGCGATACATCGCAAACATCATCAACGTTCAGACCAAGAAGGTGATCCACATAGTCCACAGATCTATGGTATCTGGCGTGTGCTATTTGGGGGTGCATTCCTTTACCACAGTGCCAGTAAAGACACAGCAATGGTTGATTCACTAAGCAAAGACTGCCCTAATGATTGGGTTGAACGCAACATATACTCCGCACACAGTCGCTCAGGTATTCTTTTAATGCTGGTCATAGACTGCCTGCTCTTTGGACCGTGGGGACTGCTCGTGTGGGGTATTCAAATGATATGGATCCCGTTCTGGGCAGCTGGTGTAGTCAATGGACTTAGTCACTGGTGGGGTTATCGCAACACAGATACCAAGGACACCAGCCGCAATTTAATTCCTTGGGCTGTTTGGATTGGCGGAGAAGAACTGCACAACAATCATCACGCTGATGGTGCCAATGCCAAGTTCAGCCAGCGTTGGTATGAGTTTGATCTAGGTTGGATGTATATTTCAATACTGCGGTTCTTTAAGTTAGCCACAGTTAGGTAATGAAAAAGGGCTCCGAAGAGCCCTTTTTTACTTCTATGGTAAGACGCTATGCGTCGATATATAATTCTTCATCCCGTCTCCGGGAGTGTAATAATACAATTACTTCTTTGCACCTGTGTTAACAAATGCATACATCTTTTCTGCTGTTTCTAGTACTTTATCAAGTCCTGGAAACTCAGGCATGCCAACTGTAGTAACGATCTGACCAGTCTTGTCATCACGTTTAGCTGTCATTTCCCATCCTTGAAACTTTGAGTGGAACTCATCGCTTACTAGACCTTTGGCCATGTCTAGGATATCTGTACGGATTTCATATCCGTTTTTGTTAAACTTTACTTCTGGTAGTTTTGGAGTTAAATCAGACATTATTTTACTCCTTTGCGAACTGTATCTTTAGCATTGGCAACTAGTGTTTGTGCAAGTGTTAGAGTTGTGTCAACCCAACCTTGATAAAACTTAGTTTGTGCTTCGATTAATGTTACCAATTTTGCTTGGATTTCTTTATCGGTAACGAATGTGTTAACGATTGTCTTCTTGCCACTTTGGATGGCGTCGATAGTTTGATTAAACATAATTTTTCCTTTGTGTGTGTATGTTTTACATCAGTTACTTGTGTTTCGCTGATGTACTATTATATATATCTTTTTAAAAATAATCAACTGCTTTGTGACTTTTTCGCCGGCGAATTTTGCCATTCCCATTCTTCGTCAGTTACTGGCCACCAATATGTGTGTGTCATTAAAATCTCCGGTTTTGTTCTATCAACTCGATTACCTGCTGACAGTCTTCCCAATCTGTAAATCTATGTACGATCTTGCGTAGGCTAGGAGTGATGCTTTTTAGTATAATATCATCTTCGTCGAACTGTGCCACTGTGGTAACGTAGCCCCAATGGTTTTGCCAAGGTCCCCAAACTGCGTAGGGAACCTCTTTGAATTCTAAAAATGTATTACCTTTGAGCATATTCCTGAGCTTCGCGATACTTGCCATTGCGGGCTAGTTCTGCGGCGTGTCTTGCTTCTGCTGTTGCAATAAAAAAATCCCAAATAACTTTAAAAACTGCTTTCATTTATATCTCCTTGTGAGTGATAGCATTTAGTAAAAACTCATGGTTTCTACTAATAAGTATTTAGCAAGAGCATGTGCAACCGCACATAAACAGGCCTGTTTGACCTAAAGACAAATTTACTGTACAATAGTTTTAATTTGAGTTAAATATAGTATCAACTGGAATAATGATGAAACTTAGAACAAGATCAATACTACAGGAATTAAATGAGCTAGCTGAAGTCCGCAATATGGACGCACTATACGAAAGCCGTGCCACAAACATCATCAATTCCGCTATCAATCTACTGGAAAGTCTTCACAAACACTATACTCCAGAGCAGGCCGACGAACTAGAGCGTAGATTTATCAATGCTATCCGTGGCCAGGATTCAGCCAAATTTACCCGCGGAGTACGCAGAATAGCAGAATCTAGAAAACAACAGAAGCTATTGGAAAGCAAAGACAATGACTAAGGCATTACTAGAGGGCGGCAATGTTTTCAAGGGCCCTGATAAACAACCACTGACACAGCGTATCGCTACAGCAGATGTAGAAGAAACCATCCTTTACATTGAAAAAATCACAGGTCTAGATTTTACCAAAGAAAAAGATCTAGATGACAAAAAGCCCGTTAAATGGTTAGGCACCACTGGACGTAAGGAAGATCCAGACGGTACATTTGAAAAAAATAGTTCAGGTGACCTAGATCTGTCAGTGGATGCCAACGAAGTAAACAAGAAAGAATTTGCAGACAAGCTGATTGCACAGTTTGGCAAAGACAATATCAAACTCAGCGGAGACAACGTACACTGGAAGGTACCTATTAAAGGCAGTCCAGACAACGGATTCGTACAAGCAGACTTTATGTTCTCCGCTAATCCTTTGTTCCAACAGGGATCAATGATTGGAGGTAGCGGAGCATATCGAGGTGAGCATCGTCATATTGTGTTGAGCTCAATTGCTCGTGCCCGTGGCATGAAATACAGCCCTAAACACGGACTATTAAATGCCACAACAGATGAACTGTTGCCTAACGGTAATGATTGGAATCAGATCGCCAAAGAGATACTAGGACAAACTGCCACAGTCAAAAACATTAAAAGTGTTGATGCTATTCTAAACTATATTAAAAAATTGCCTAACTACGAAGAACTAATTGCCGGTGCTCGTGAAACGCTGGGTCGCCAGGGCATTGAGCTACCTAAGGCCAATCAAGTAGAAAGCTACCAACCAGGAACAATTGGTTGGATGCGTCAAATGATCGAGATCGTAAAATGAGAGCATTTGAATTTCTAACAGAAGACGCACCTGCTCCTAAAAAGGTAGGACGTGAGTTTAACCACCTTGAAGATTTAGTATTCACTGAACCCAACGGTGCTGTCAAAGCAATAGAGATATTAAAAAGCCTTGCTAAACCAGAAACCAGTATCACTATCAAGT